CGGCGGCCTCGGCTGGCACGGCTGGAAACTCTACCACGATTCAATATATCGATACGGTGCCGGTGACAATCGGCACAGTGACGGATGGAACGCATCTAGTCATTACGAGCAATGCTCTCATGGTTGTTGGAGCGACACTGACCCAGGGCGCGGCTTCAACCACAATCACGACCGTTACCGATGCAACGCATATTATCGTCGCTGATACGACTGGCTTTACGGCGGCTGCCGCTCAGACGAGCGTTTTAGCTGGCGGAGAGAAAGTGAAAGTAACAAGCGCCGCTATTCTCGTTCAGATTAAGACATACACAGCGCCTTCGACAGCGACTAGCCCCTCGACGGTATTCCCGGTCGCCGGAGTTGACTTCTCTACTCCCACACAAGTTATTGCTGCGATTGTCGCGTCAGGCGCGGCTACTGCGCTCGTTGTTGCCACTAATAATCCATCGATGCACAGCAAAGCGGTTCATAAAGCTAATGCGTCCTCGCCGGTGTCCCTCGCTGGAGGATTAACTGCGGCTCCCGCTACTGTAACTGTTAACGGGATCACTGTAACCAGTATCACCAATGACGCCACGCAAAACGGCCTCACCCTCACACTAACACCGGGCGCTACTGCCGGTGCTGAAGTCGTAACGGTTGATGGCAGCGGGAACGTTTCTGTTCAGATTCAGGCCGGGACCTCAACCCGGACACAAATTAAAACGGCGCTCGATGCGGCTGCCGGATTTACAGCACTCTATACGGATAGTGTTACCTCTGGTTCTACGGCTAACCAAGCGGTCTATCAAAATGCAATGACCGGCGCGGCTGGCCCTACCACTCTATACGGGTTCTATGTGGACGGTACTTCTAATGCGTTGACGACAACTTTCGTCTATTTTCCTTTCGGCGGATCGGCGCAAGACTTCTTAGTTTTTAATGACGAAGTTTCTGGCTCTAAGAATGTTATTGGTTCATGGGATGGTGTGAATAACCATTTCATCGTTCCGCCCGGCACTACAGGCGTGCCCAACACATTCAGTATGACAGATTGCCGTCGCACGGGTATCTATCTGAAACAATCCGGTGGAGCGCCCGCGTATCGCGCATTCACGGTTAACCGGTAACTGACATGACGGGCCAAGATATCGTTAACTTGGTTCGGGCGGAAGTTATCGAGCCGAATCCTGCCTTCTTCACCACGCCCACGCTGCTTAATCTTTTAAACAGCGCACAGCGCAACTTTGTTCGCCGGGTGCGGTGCCTTCAAAACTTCGCCACGACTAGTACGGTCCAAGGACAAGCGGATTATCCGATGCCCTCGGATTGGCTCGGTTCGGAGAAGGTTTTTTACAACTCCCCTGTAAATGGCGTCGATAGTTGGCAACCGCTCAACCCCACGTCCATCACTAAGATGGCGCAGGAAAGCCCTAACTTCCTCTCTAGTTCTACGAACATGCAGGGTCGCCCAAACAAATACTACATCGTCAATAAAACTCTGTACGTGTTTCCTAAGCCCGCCACAAGTGGGACGAACGATATTTTCATGTTCTACGAGTCCAAGCCGACGGTGCTTAACGCGCTGTCTGACCCGTTGAGCATTGACGATAGTTTGGCAGATGGCGTCGAGGCTTACGTGCTCTGGAAAATGTGGAAGCAAGATGGCGAAGATCAACTAGCGCAAGAACAACTAGACCGGTTTGAAAAAGAAGTTGGGCGCGGCTTGACGTGGAAAAAGAAACAGCTTCTCGATGGCAAATGGAAAATCGATATCGAATCGTATGTTCCGTTTAGCTATGGCACCGCTTCTAGTGCCTCATTTGCCCAAATCAACCCACTGAATATGTAAGGAGCCAGAAATGGATACGAAAGACAATATCACTATCACCGGCAGCGTTCACATTGTGCTGACTGGCCCGGACGGAAAAGTAAAGGTTGATGAGACGCGAAATAACCTAGTCGTGACGGTGGGTAAAACCGCTCTTGCTACTTGGCTTGTTCAAGCTTCACAGGTTGCTATTTTCATGCCCTACATGGGGCTTGGCACTGGCGTAACGTCGCCCGCATCTGGCGACACAACGCTCACCACGGAATTTGCAGGTGGCGGCTATGCTCGCCAGACAGCGACACCTACTTCTAGCTCGAACGTACTGACAAAAACCGCAGTCTTCGGTGCCGGGGTAGCTACCGGGGTAGTTGCGGAGGCCGGTCTTTTCTCCGCCTCATCGAGCGGGACTATGTTTGCCCACGTTTTACTTGGACCGTATACCAAAGCTGCGGGTGACTCGCTTACCGTTGCTTGGGCAATCACTTTTAACTAATTAGGAGTATCACATGAGCGCAAAATGGCCTACTAGCGTCGCCACAGACGCCGACTTATCTATCGCGGTAAACTCGCTTCAGACCACACTTGGCAGCCCTGCCGGGTCCGGGGATGTTACGCTCACATTGGTATCTACCACGGGTTTCCCGACGGCTGGCTACGTCACGATTGATAACGAAGTGATTTCGTATACCGGCGTGTCCGGCGGAACATTGACCGGCTGTACACGCGGCGCTGACGGCACGACTGCGGCGGCTCATAGCGCGGGCGCGGCTGTTTCGGCCACGATTGTCGCAGCCCATCACAATAGTTTGAAGGACGAAGTTAAAGCGGTCGAAACGACCCTCAGTGGCGTCACGGGTTTAAGCCCCACGCTACCCCTTGCTACGTCTAAAGCTATGGTCACGGATAGTAGCGGCCATATCGCGGCCTCTTCGGTCACGGCCACAGAACTAGGGTTTGTCTCCGGCGTCACGTCGGCTATTCAAACACAGATCAATGCAAAAGGCGCTGGCACCGTAACTAGTGTTAGCGGGACCACAAATCAAATTACATCGACAGGTGGTGCAACACCGGTATTAGCTTTTGCTTCACCTGTAACGATGCCCGGCGCGGTCGCAATGGGTACGAACAAAATTACAGGAATCGGGAATGCAACGGCGGTGCAAGACGTACCGGCTTATGGTCAAATTGCCCTGTTACAAAAAATTGCTCCGACCTTTACGCAGTCTGAAACTAGTTCAACATCAAATACCTACGCGGATGCAACCGGCATGACCGTTACAGTAACGCCGATTCTATCCACAAGTCATGTTTTAATTGAAATGAGCGTCTCTGTAGAGGCTACTGGCTCAAGCAATCAATTACCGGCGATTGACCTAATTATTACCGATAGCTCGAATACCACAATCCAAGAATTTTTGTTTGCCGCCGGTTTAGACTTTTCGACCGCCCAAACGATGCGAACGATGGTGACGATTAAAGCGTGGGATGCGCCGGGTAGTACATCAGCTAAAACGTATAAACTTCGTATGCGTAGAAATACAAATTCATCTGGCGGAACGGTTTACGTTAACCGTACTGCGCTTTCCCGAACGTCTTTTGTGGAAGCTGCTGAATATCGTTAAGGACTAACTATGTCTTTTGGACCGGTTCTCTATGGGTCCAACCTGTATAGCAAGGTAGACTATTCAACCAACCCGGCATTACTAGTTGCGACTGAAACAGTAAGTTTTTCCGATAGCACGGCGAACTCTATCAATTCGCCTATTGCGGACTCTATGAGTGCGCCCACGGATGCAACCGCTAACGTGCTTGGTTCTTCGATTTCAGACACGCAGCCAACCACTGACTCCGCAGCGGTGCTTTACAGCATCACGCTTACTGACTTTCTGCTCTGCAAGGAATTCATCGGCAGCCATTTATCCCGCGCTCAAAATTGGGTTATGGGAAGTAAGAGTAGAACGGTTACACCGCATCTATACGGGCAAGTTTTGTACGCGCAAAATATGTACTCGACGAATATTGCAATTCTCTGGAAACAGGCGAAGCAGGACGCAACGCCGACGTTTACCAACGCTGACGGATATAAATACAACTCCTAATGGATAAAGTTAAATTTGACATTCCCGACAAGGGAAACGGTAAATGGGGATCGTACATCTCCAAATACCCGGCAGACTCCGGGCGTGTGCAGCCCAATATGTTCACGTCTGGCACGCGCAACGTTATTAGTTCTGCGACCGGCCAGGCGGAGAAGCGTTCCGGGGGTGCTATTTGGAACCCGAATAGCGCATTCTCTGGCGCTGCCCTTGACCAATACGAAGCGGTGTTTGCCACTGGCACACGGCTCTTTGTTGTTAATGACGCGGGCACACTGAAAGCCTCAACTGGTAACGGTCTCTTCACTTCTATCACCGCCGGATTCACTAACCCGGCTAACTTTGAATTTGCGACGTATCAGAGCCGGGCGTATGGCTGCAATGGGATTGATAGTCCTATCGTCATGGACATCAATACTAGTTATGGCGGCGTGACCTACAGTTTTACTACGGCCAAGACGAAAGCTATGGGTGCCCAGGCTCCCGGCTCCGCGCCGACGGCCACACTAGTTGTTACCTCGACCACTAATCAGGTCCCGGCTGGCGCTCACACATATAAGATCACGTTTGTCTATTACAGCGGCGTTGAAGAGTCCAACGGTGGATCGGCTTCCAGTCCCGTAACAAACGATGCTACGCATACCTCTAATTCGCTCACAGCTATTCCGGTGGGCGGCTATGGCTGCACCGCCCGCAATATTTACCGGGACAATAACGACGGCAATTGGCTCCTGCTAGATTCAATCCCGAATAACACAGCCACGACCTACACCGATATTTTGCCGGTTGGTTCGACGCCTACTGCTATCCCGACGACGAACGCGCTGCCTCCAGTATTCAAGTATATCGCTCTCTACTTGGACCGGCTTTTCGTTATTGATATCACCGGCAAGACGCTCGCGTGGAGCAATGCCGGGCAACCGGACGTATTCAACCCGAAAAATACGATCAACGGGCCGCAAGACGACGTAATGACCGCGATCTATATTTACAACGGTATTCCGTGGGTCTTTGGGCAGCATACAGTCGGTCAAATTCTCGGCCTCACAGATGGCACGTTCTACTACAACCCCGTTTCGTCTTCCGTTGGTTGTATTGACAACCGCTCTATTCAGACACGCTCGATTATCTCGACGCCGACGATGCTCTGGCTGGCCGCGACACCGAATAAGGGTATCTACTACACGAACGGGTCCGTGGTTCAGTATCTCTCCGATTTTATCGAGGACTTAACTTTCAATTTGGCGCAGGTGTCATATTTGCAAAGGTCAAATACTCAGCAAACCCAAGCTGCGTTTCAGGGGGGAACTGCGTCTACAGGTATTGACCTACTGACGAACCCAGGCACGATCCAAACGCTCAACCCGAAAGCTAGTTACAGCCATGCGGCGGATTGGGCGGCTGGCACACTAGTTAACCTAGCGCCGATTGGCGATACGCTCCAGGTGCCTACACAGTTTGCGCCCGCTATTGGCGCGGGCTCACTTGGTGGCTCCGCGACTATTTCCGGTAGCAATGTCACGCTTCCAACGGTTGTGCCCTATACAGGCGATACCGCCCAAACGCATATTACGCAGGGAACGCTAAACAACCGTTGCACGATGATTGCAAATCCCATTTTGCCGCCAGTTTCGGGCACTATGACCTCTTGGAGTTTACCTAATTCCGGTTTTCAAGGTGCCCTCTGGCTTATTCAAGCTACCGGCGGTGGAACGCTAACCGCGCAATTCACAATTTGGGCAGATAACGGTGGCGTGCCCGGCACAGTTCTTTTTGCGGGAAGCGCATCAAATCTAGCGACTTACACGGGCTCGGAGCCTTCGCTTAGTTTCGGTATGACCGGCGGTGTGACCTATTGGGTTGGCTACCAATTTGTTAACTGCAATGTCGCAGACATCGAAGAAAAATGGAGCCAAGCGTCTTTCCCGACCCCGGCCAGTGGCGGTTTTGGTTTGGAATTCTTTGGTGGCAACTGGATTCAAATTACGTGCGCGAACGGCTCACCCCATGCCGCGTATAACTATTCCTTTGCCTATTCACGGGTTGCGATCTCTGCTAGTGGCACCTGGACTTCGCCCATTAACGATACCCACAGCACGACCAATACAGCGTCGGGCATGAAGCTAGTTCTTACTGCAAGCTATCCGGCATCAACCTCTATCAGTGTGGTAGTCCAGGGCAGCGCCAACGGGTCTTCGTGGACGACGACAGATACGCTATCTAGTCCAACGGGCACAGTGTCACTTACTGGCGGCACGTATCGCTACTGGCAAGTTATTTACAACTTATCCACAACGGATAATATTAACGCGCCTTCAGTGAATGCGCCCGTGCTGGAATATGTCACGACCGGCACATGGACTTCTGCCCCGATCAAGACAACGGCGGATATCACCGCGCTTTCTGCTCTGACGCAAAACACTCTCATTCCCGGTGGAACGAGTGCTACGATCACGATTGCTACTTCAGCCTCGCAATCTTCTGGCTACTCTAGCTTTGTCGCCATTGGCTCGGCCATGCCTAATATTTGGGCAAAGATCATGGTGACGTTGAATACTGACGCTGCAAATGTGACTTCTCCCACGCTTCAATCGGCAGAACTAGATTGGGCGATCACATCAAACTTAATCTCCTCAGCTATCGATACGGGCGCGGTGCCCGCCGGTTGGGGCCTCTTTCAGTTTCAGCAAGTCGGCACTAGCGGGACAGTTTCATTTTTCTTTCGGACAGCCTCAACCTCTGGCGGCCTAACTAGCGCGACGTTCGCGGCGGTTACGAACGGCGGCTACCCAACAAATACGGTTCTTGAATTCTGCCAATGGAAAGCGGTTATTTCAGCCACGGCGGACAATATTCCTGAAGTTGATAGCGTCACGGTCAACTGGCTCCTGACGAGCGGTGCGAACGTACGGGCAGCTAGTTTATTCTTCAACAAATCTTACTACCTCTCGGTTGCCACGACTGGCAGCACGACGAATAACACGCTCATCGAACTAGATTACGAGGGCAATTGGCGTGTTCATAGCGGCGTGACCATTGGCACGATGGCGACTTATTTTAATGATGCCTTTTATTGTGACGCGACGAATGGGAAAGCTTATAACGGTTTCCAATTGCCGACCGATAACGGGACGCCGATTGTGTTTGACCTTCGCACGAAATGCTTTCCCTTTGGTGACGATGAGCACTTGGCGCTTCCCCGCGCTTGCCGGATCAAGGGTGTAAATACCGGCACCACGATTCACGTGTACTACTCCGTTGATAAAGGCATCACGTGGATTGAAATGCTCAATTCATCCGGCTCACTAGGTTATGCGACCACGAACGATATGTCCGCATTCAACGAGCTATTCGTGCCAAATTTTGCAAGCGGTTCACCGACTTCTGGCACCACGATTATGTTCCGCGTGGTATCTAGCGACGCCTTCAAATGCCAAATCTTGAAGATTCGTCCGACAGTTTATGTCCGCAAGGGTAAATACGTTGCTGAGGCAAACGCATAATGGCACTTTCACAGACAGCACAGATTGTTCCACCGCTAGATACCGATAAGCAGCTAGTCGACTTCGCCAACATTATTCAGCGAAACCTTGCCACGCTCTTTCAGGCCGGGCATGTTCATGTCGGTTCTAACGGTGTACTAACGGCGGCTCCAACGAGCACGCAAGGTGGAATTGGGGATATTTTGATCGGACTAGTTGGCGGCTCGGCGTACATTTACTTTAAGACGGACAAAACCACGTGGTACCGACTTGGACCCGCGACGAAGGTGTAAGGAGAAATTTATATGCCAGGACTTACAAGTATTATTAGCGGTTTGATCGGCGGCGGCCAAAGTTTGCCGACGGTGGATATTGCTCCTTTACTGAGCACGATCAGCAACTCCGGTACGTACCAAAAGCAGCTTATTAACGGCTTGCCAGATAACGTGCAGAAATTGCTCGCGCAATACATGAACTCTAACAATGCCGCCGGGGGTGCGTATCAATCCGGTATTACTGGCGTTGGCAATGATCTCATGTCTAAGATTTCTTCGCTCTATGGCCCAAATAGTGATGCAGCTAACGCGCAAAAGACTGCCGATAAAACCGCTATCTATTCCACCGTGCCGGGGACTCAGGATGCAATCCGAAACGCTATGGCGGCCACTGGCGGACTTGGACGTGGGAATGCCGGTGTTGCACTAGCTCAACCCTATGTGAATGCGGCGCAGCAAAACGGTCAAGCGGCTGCCGGAGTAGACGCACAGCAAACCAAAGCGGGCCAGGATGCCTCAGCTTCAGCTATGAAGACCGTTGCGAGCATGGACGATTCTATGTTCACGAATTTGTTTGGCATGTCGAAAGCCCAGGCCACGCAGATTCTTTCTAGCGGAAATATGGCGCTCACCACTCAACTAGCCGACTTAATTAATCAAAACAGTCAGCAAACAAGTGCGACGCTCGGCGCTCAGGGTGTGGCCGCTAACAACGCGTATCAAAACGCGGTGACGCGCAACGCGCAACAAAATCAGGTTTGGAATGGAGTTGCGGACCTTGGACTCTCCGGCATTCAAGCCGGTCTCGGCGCATTTGGTGGCGGTGGGGGCGGGGCTGGAGATATTGCCGGGTTAATCTAATGTATCTCGTCGAATGGGTATGTGAAACGTGCGACATTCATTGGCATGGGATTACGACGATGTTAGGCAGGTGCTATAAGTGCGGGTTGCTAGTCGGAGTCGAATTTAAGACGGTGGGATTTAGTAAGGGAGCCGAAAATGTCTGATAACTATGGAATCAATACAACGCAAAGTCAGTCGCTAATCGCGGGTGGGTTAAATCCCAATGACCCCTCACAGACTATTGGCGACATGATGGTTTCCAATCAGCAAAAACAGGCGGAGCAAGCGGCGCTCGTTCAGCAAGCCGTTGAAAAGGCCAAGCAAGCCAAGATGGTTACGGGCGTTGACGAAGAGGGCGGCCTTGAGGCTGAGAAGGGACTTGTTCCTAAAGCCCAGGCTCTTACCGACCTGAAAGCGGCGGCTGCCTCTAGCAATCTAGACGACGATCAAAAAGCTCAGATTTTGCAGGATGCAAAAGACAATTGGCCGGAAGTTGTGAGCCAAGACGCTATCCACCGACTAGTGACGGCGCTGCATGTCTCCAAACCCGGTAGATTGGGCGAAGGTGCAGCGTTTGAAGCCGACGGTTCGCAGATGGACGAGAACGGTAAACCCTATCCCAAGGGTTCTATGATCCAAGAAATTGAGGACACTGAAGGCGGCCACTCGTACGTTCGCTCGAATAGCCCGCCTAGCGTTCAAACTGCCGGTGACAAGTCCGGCGCTGCCGACCAAAAGCGTAAAACTCAGCTAGTTACGCTAATTGCTACTCAGTTAAAAGCGGCTCGCGGTAACTGGCTCTCTCAGGGCTTGTACCGGTGCTCCACGGAATCTCAACGGTTGCACAGCACCCCTAATTTGACCAAACAGGACTTGAAGCAGATTGCTATTGGTCTCGCGGCTGTCTTTACGGGCGGCGTGCCAAGCGAAGACGAAGTTTTGAAGACCGAGTACAGCACGAAGCTCTCCGATATCCTTGGAACGCTCGGTTCTTGGACTGGAATTATCAAAGGTCTGCCACTCGATGATATCCGCACGAAACTAGGCGGGATTATTGACGGTTTGAACGATGAACTAGTGCGTCGGTTCACCGGTCTCATGGATTTCTACGCGCAAGGCTTTCAAGACGTGGTTGAAGGCGATCCTACATGGTGGGAACAAACCCGCCAAAAGGCGCTTGATGCCGCAGAGCATAAAGAAAGCCCCTCGGCAGCCGTGCAGTCGACCGTCGGCCACAATCTCATGCCTATTGGCAGCGGCGTACCCCGTCCCGAAGTGGGCGCGGCCCAAAGTGCACCGGCACCGGTTGCAGCTAGTTCCAACGATCCTATGGGAATCCTCTAATGACATTTGCCGAATTAGCTTCTAAGGTTCGCGCTAAGTACCCCGGCGCGTATGACAATTTGGACGATACAGAACTTGCGTCCAAGGTTATTGCCAAATATCCCCAATATAAAGCCCAAATCGATAATGCGGAACAAATCGAGCCGGGAGTTTACGGTGAGACGGCCCCGCCTGAACAAAAAGCAGCCGAAATGGTTACGAAAATTGGCAATGATGCCGGTGCTGTCTATGGCGGCGCAAACCTCCTAAAAGGGTTGGCCGGTCTCGGCATGAAGGGCGTTGGAGCAATGACCGAGGGCATGGGTCCTACACTAGAATCGTGGGGTGACAAAATTGGTAGTTTGATCCCGGCGGGCTGGAAAAACCTACCGGAAGACGCTTTACGTGCAAAAAGTGTGGTTGATGACGCCACGCATTACGCTATGAATCCGCACCCCGAAGTCCAGCAAGCCATTATGGATATCACCAATGGCGCTCCCAAAGCGGCCACTGAAGCTGCGGATATAGTTCCGGCGAGCGAAAGCACCGTCAAAGAGCTATCCTCTGGCACGCCAGAATTGCCCGCGCCCGCAGAAACCGCCGTGGCTGCCCCGGAAACCCCTGTTTCAGGGCCGAAAGCGCCCGAAGTGGCTCCTAGTCCCACAGATACGGAAGTACCCTCCGAAATGGGCCTTTTCGATAAACCCATTTTCTCCATGGACAATATGACCCCCCTGGAGCAATTGAAACACGCGGACGCGCAGATGCAGACCGTGGGTAAGGCTATCGGGGACCAACTAGAGAATTTGACTCAAACCGGCAAGCTTTATGACCCGGCGCAGACCGCCAAAGAGCTAGAAGGCATGTATATCCGCAATGCTTCCGGCCAAATTATCCCTCCGGGCGAGGCAAGCGCCCAGGCCATGAACAATGCCGCCGTGAACAAGGCCCTCGAAACCTTGAAATCGGAAGCTATGGATAGTGACGGAATTTTGAACAAGCTACCGTGGGAGCGTGCGAACGCGGTCAAAGGTGCGCTGCAACGACTAGCCGAAGACACCGGCGAGCAAGTTTATCAGCACGCGGCCTCTGCGGTGCGCGATTCGATTGATAATCAAGCAGAGAAATTACTAGCTGCGAGCGGGGATAATGTGGCCCCTTTTCAGCAACTCCGTGACGCCTATAGCAAACTAGCACAGATTCGCGGGACGCTCAACTCACAAGTACGCTCCGGCCTCTCGGCCAAGAACGCGGTGCCAGTTGTCCGTACGGCAGTGGGCGGCGCTGGAATTGCTACCGGGAATCCCGGCGTGGCGGCTGCGGCTGCCGGTGACTTCTTTGGCCGCAAATATGGCACTTTGGCGCTCGCTCGCGGGCTGCATAATGCGGCTGATCTTCCGGGCGCTATGACTGAGGCAGGAAATGCAATGAAGGCGGGTACGATGGCTCCGGCGGCTAAGGGAATCGCTGCGGGATTGATGGCAGACGAGGACGAAAACAAATGAAACTAACTAGTGATACTCGAAACCATTTAGCTGCAAAATCGTTCGCGGAGCCGGGCAAACGCGCCTATCCGATTAACGATGCCAACCACGCACGCAACGCGCTCGCACGGGTGAGCCAATTTGGTTCCTCGGCTGAGAAAGCTAAGGTACGCGCCGCCGTACACAAGAAATTCCCCGGAATCGGGAAAGCTAATGCAATCGCAAAGGGGCTGTCATGAGACTAGAAAAACGAGTGGATAATTTGGAGGCAATCGTAGTAAAGCACTTGGAGGAATCCGGCACTATCAGAACGGACCTAGCTTGGCTAAAGAAAGCATTTTGGACTTTAACCATAGCCGTCATTACTGCAACCGCTGCCCATTTCATCGTGCCCGGAGACTCCCATGACCGCCAAAATATGCCTCAAATGCAACAAAAGCCGTGAAACATATTTCGTGACTGAGAAAGACCCCCATAAAAAGGGTAGGTCTTGGAAGATAGAACGCTGCCCGACATGCGGTTTTAATTTTGACCTGGAGGAAGTGACACGTGCAATTGAAATTAAGAAGGAGTTTCCCCCCGACGACGAACGCTATTTTGGGAAACCTAGAGGTGGATGGCTCGTTTGAGTGCTATACCCTGGAAAATCGGGCCTTGTGCATTCCAGTTGGACAATACTCCCTAACTGTCTATTCCTCACCTCACGCAGGGCATCTTGTACCGTTGATTGAAGATGTTCCGGGCAGAGACTACATAGAAATTCATTGTGGGAATACGTTTTGCGACAGTAAAGGTTGTGTACTAGTCGGCCAGGTACACACACAGGACACCATAGGGAATTCTCAGTTTGCATTCAACCACCTATTGCCAATGATTCTCGCTGCCATAACGCGAGGCGAGCCGGTGACAATAGAGGTAGTGGACGATATTCCGTCCGATAAATCACCCGATACAGACCACAGCCAATCGGGTCCCGCATTGCCTCAACCCGTACCACCGCCGCCCGCTCCCCGCCTGGGTATATTACAGTCCCTAGTTGCATTTCTCGTTTCATTTTTTCCCTCGATAGGTCAGCGTTAAAACGTTTTCCTTTTTCCACTCTTCAAGACTAGCTACTGCAAAAGCCATATGAAGCGTCGGATTTCGGAGATTAGGTCTCCCATCCGCCGTAGTCCAGCAAGCGTCTTTAATCGAAGTAGCGATATCCATAGCGATATCCAATAAATTTCCATAATTCGGCTCCTTTGGCGTTCCCCGTCTCACTCGCGCAGCCCATCCTCTCGCTTGTTTCATCCTAATACCCCCACTAAAACCGCAATGTACTTGCCAAATAAAATCACGAACACCGGCAAAATGAGCAGCGCCGCGACCGTGAACGATAGAGCGGCGAAGAAGTCTTTCTTGGCTTGCTTATTCGTCATTGTCTTTCCTCCGATTCCATCCTGAAGCGCAAATTTCCCATATGGCTAGAATGGTGAATGACATATTGCAGGATCGCATCTATCTCGATCTGCGCCTTACCCTCCGTCGGTTCCCACACATCAAACTCCAACTTATAAACCCGATGCTTCACTATGTTCATTGCAAGCCCTCCTCCGGTTGAAACGGATAACGATTAACCTCTGCCGCCGACGTGACGCCGATAATAACTAGCGGTGCCGGGTCCATCATGTACCAACCACATTTGCAATCTGGACAGTGAATGTAATTGGACGTTTTAAGTAGCTTCGCCTCAGTGTGGGCGCAATACACATTCATTTAATGTTCCAATAGATGAGCGCCATGACGATAACGGCATAGGTGCCCAGGACTATGAAGATCGTTCGTGGTTCCATTAGTGACCTCCAAGCAACTTCATGAGCATTGCGCGGAAATTCAGCGAAGACTTGTACGCTTTGATAAAGGCTTTGATCTTGGCCGCAGAAATGCCGCCAGTGACGCCGGGACCGCGTTTCGGGTCAATGCCCCAATCCGTAATCGCAACCACGTAGCCGTTTTCATCGATCCATGGGCCACCACTATTGCCGGGGTTAACCTGCACGTCGGTAAGCACGTATTGGCGCTCCATTCCCGCGATAATCCCACGTGAAACTAGCCATTTCATACTCCCAAGCGCATTGCCGATAATTGTGATAGGTTCGCCGTCGTAGCTCTCCGCAAATTTCGCATAGCGGGGCGCTTTAACCGGTGTGGCGAGTTTGAGCAGCATTAAGTCGCTCGCGGGGTCAACGAATAGCACACTAGCCTTTGTCACTTTGCCTATTGGATAGGTGTAGATGAATAACTCATCGTCGTAGCTCTCGGCCATGTGAGCACAGGTGAGAACCGTTTGGCTATCGATCAGAACGCCGCTCCCGCGACCTCCGCCCAAAAAGCCCTCACTAGTAACTAGCACAGTGATCGACTTTGCGTTATTAACGTGTTGCTGCGTGGTGCCCCCCCATAACAGGTCGACGTGAGCAGCAATAAAGCTAGTAGTTTTTTCATTGCACGGCCTCCGCTTGGCTTTCTAACTCCTGAATCCGGGCGTCGGCCCGATCCCTCTCAGCAATGACTTCACAGAGTGAGCACAGTCTTTTCTCGTACGCTATATCCTCATGCCTCAGACCGCAAATATTCATTGTTAGCAGCCCTCACCGCTTTCTTCCACGTGTGCGTCGCTTTTCGGTTCGACTGGAACACTTTGTTCCGCTCCGACTTCCGCAGTTTGCGGGACGGCGTTTCCTTGCTCGTCGGGTACGACAGCATTGGCGGCCTTTTCAAGATCATTTTTGATATCTCCCTCGCTCATCCCGTTAGGATAGAGCACATCAAGCTTCCGGCGCAGGGGTCGGAGTGCCTTCACTAGTTGTTGGCGTTCCGCTGTCGTCATTAGCGTGAACATCATGAACACTAGGTTGAATTTCTCCTGACGGCTCGGCATGTGGCGCTGCGCCGGGCTCGACGGGGCTTGTGGCGCTGACATTTCCTTGCCGTCCGGTCCCAATAAGTCCATGTAATTTCTCCTTTAACTCTTCAATCGTCTGCCGACTCGTCCGGTATAGAAACCGGCTCGGCGTCGTCGTAATCTTCTCGAAAACTGCAATCCCTCGCCTTGCACGTCGTGAAAGTTTCATCCACTTAATCCCCCATGACTAAATATCGAGCGTGATCCCCGTCCGAGCGCACATTGATATGAATTTGCACGTATCCAACTGCTTTCGGGTTAAGATTCGCCTTTTCCACGTAGGTTGTCTCGCCTTCAGATCGCCCGTCGCTAAAACTTCCACAATTGGCGATAATTCGGTTCCGACAGCGCAACTGAGGCGGTTTGCTATTCGATAAGTAATACTGCGGTTCTTGAAAAATAAACTTGTCGCAAGAATGACCACGCAGAGCGATATCCACGTCCATGTGGGCAAGCATCCGTTGCAGCTTTGAAATTGGCGAGCCTACAGCGCCCCCATTTCCCTGTCCATGCGTAGCGTAAAGATCAAACGACAACGTGGTTGTTTTATTGATTAATAACCGGACGCGGAGTAAGGCTTCGCCGTCGCCAAGATACGGCACTCCGAGCAACCGGCACAAATATTGCGTCGAAGTTGTCCCATCTGAATACGTGAGATCGTGATGCCCTCCAAGCAGTCCAAGGCAAGCGCTATTCGCAATAACAGGACGTAACAGCGGAAACACGTCTTCACGGATTTGTTTTTGGTGCATTTGGTCAATCGTCTTCGCTGAGTCATCCCTGCCGAGTGCCGCATAAAGTCTCCCTTGAATCGTCGGGCGGAAATTATCCGTGTAATCGCCCATACCGATAGTGATAACGTTCTCCGTCTTTTTCACGTCGGAAACGTATTCATTCCACTTGTCTTTCATGAACACAGGAGACCCGGCTTGAAGGTCGCCAAACGGCATAAGGTTAAACCGTGCTTGATGCCCCTTCTCTGCCTTAACCGCGATTTCGTTAACGAACATTTTTGGCCTCCCGCTTGATTTTGCGACGAATCACATTCTCCGCATTGCTCTTACCCTTGTGGCACGTCTTACAAAGCACCTGTAGCTCGTTTGCCGGGCAAAACATACGCCGGAATAACGTGTTCCAATCAAAGAACCCAATAGACGGGTCGATAACCGGAAATATATGGTCAACCGCTGTCTCTTTTCGTGGTTGCGGTATCCCACACTTGGCGCATCGGTATAAATCCTTCCCGACTTTTGCCGTCTCTCGCGCTTGCTTGTGCTCCGGGCTCCAACGCTGAATACGCCGCAGCGCTGCAAGCACATAGCTATATCCCCAGGGTTTCGTCACTTTTTCGCCTCCAGCCAATTGTTTCCATATCCGCCTTCAGCATAGAGCTTCAGCGTCGGCCACCACGGTACCGTCGTTTCCATAATATCGACGAGCAATTGCGCCGTATCTGCCGCTTGGTCCGCCGCCGCGACTCCTAAAACTTCGTCGTGGACCTGTCCCACACAATTGACACCGGCATCAACTGCTCGCGTTATGGCTAGTTTGCACAACTCACCGGCGAGCGCCTGACTGATATTTTCGAGCAACTTACCGCCGTACAGTTTCATCGTGTCGCCCTTCGCGTCGAATATCCATTCCAAATGGCGGCCTTCCTGCACTTGCCGAAGTTTTGGATATTGCAACCTCAGCCCGGAGGGGAGATATACACAGTGCTTTTTAATCTCCAGAAAAGGTATCCCCGGTATTTTGACGGTCGTGCCGTTAGCAATGTAGGGGATATATTGTTCGAGTCTCTGCCACAGTTCAGGCACCCGGTTATAATAAGACCGGTAAAGTGCCACCACACGCTCGGCCTCGTCTTGCTCGATAATCATGCCGGTCTGACTGCGGGCCTGAAAAATAAACTTCTTTGGCCCCATGTTATAGCCCAGGCCCAAGACGGCACACTTTCCGTATTGCCGCTCTTTCTTGTCGGCCTTCGTGATTTCTTTACCGTAAATCTTCGTCGCAAACTGGCAATAAGGGTCCCCTTTCCTGTCCATAAGGACCTCGATTAGCTTAGGTTCCCGTGCCAACCATGCGACGATCCGCAATTCAATCGCGGCAAAATCTGCGACTAGTAACTTATGCAGTTCAGGCGCACTTATCGCTCCCCGTAGGGCGCTGCCACGGGGTAGGTTCTGAGGATTTCCGCCCGCCCCGTTTGCACCACTGAATCGGTGAGTGTTTACTGCACCGGAGAAGTTCAAATCGAAGGGAAACGTACCCAGCTTCGAGACCTCCAAAAATTTCAATGAGCGCGTTTCTAATAGGTTTGACTTTGCCGCAATACGTGCTTCGCATAGGGCCTCCAATTCGGGATCGGCGTTGCACTGTAGCTCGATGAACCCCGTATCTGACACTGACAGCGCCGGTATCTGTTTGCCGGTCTTCACGGACTTTTTCACGGGGCACTCGTACCCCCGCTCTGCAAGCAACTTGGCAAATTTCGCATTCGATGAAAAAATGGACTTTTCGATACCGATTTCCGCGAATATCTGCGCCCGGCGCTGTTTTTCCTCGGCGTGCAACTTTTCTAGTTTTGGCCCGTCAAGCACTAGTTTTGAGTCGATAAAGCATCGAATCGTCCAGTCCATCACGTCATATTGGCCTTCGGGGAAGTCTTCCGCGAGCTTGTTGTATATCTGCAAACAAAGCTCTACGTCGTGCTTACAGTACGTGGCTAATTCTGTCTCTTGTTGTAGTGTAAGCTCCTTCAGTCCGTCGGTTTGGAGGAAGCCCTTTGGAGCCAAGCCGTAATACCCTGCACAATTAGCCAAAGAGTGCGACGCAAGACGGCAACCAATGACAGCCCGCGCCATTGAAAGAGTGTCGGCGTATCTTTTTGGGTTGATCCCATATATCCACCTCAGAATTGCCCCGTCGAATTTGACGTTGTGCGCGACTAGTGTTACGTTCGTCCAGTCTATTTGCTCGAAAACTTGACGTAGTACGCTCGCGTTGTACCACACGGCGTTTTTCCCGTTGAAGCTAATCCCGGCTCCAAAGACCTTGAATTTCTTCGAGCGGATATACTCAACCATGCTGATTTTCTTCAGCGTGTAGTTATCCGCCGACGAATAATAGCTCTCGAAGTCTATGAAGACGGTGTTTTTCACTTGGGTTCCGGCCCGGTGTACGTGAGATAAGGGAAACGGTCGTCTTCGCCGGTCTTTGTAATCACGTACTCTAAGACGAAAAGAACATCACAGGCTGCGTGCGCCAAATGGTGCAAACCCGATTCAGGGTCGCAATCTTCCCCGCACATAAATGCGAATGTATGCCGCAGCGCCGCGCCAATTAATCGGCCCCATTTCATCCCGCCGCGCCAATTATTGTCTTTGTACTTTTTGGCCCCAAATGTGAGCACCTGGCCGACTGCATTGACGGCCCGCATGGGCAATAAATCTAGGCGCACTTTATCCGTATCGTGTTTTACTCCGGTTAATTCGCTCATTTAATCTCTCCCCACGGACGCGATTTCTTCTAACAGCCTGGCTATCTTGGTCAACAAAAGGAATGTTTCTCGCTCATACGGAGTGAGCTTTTGCAGTTCATCGACGGTCATTAGTTTTTCCAGATTGAGACCATGAAGGCTACTAGTCCAAGTAGCGAGCTAAGGCAAACCAGGGTACCGGTGATTTTCAGCCAGAGTGTGATAGTCATTCGTAGCTCTCCGGCGTATAGTGCTCGTATGCCTCGTTAAAATCTAGGCCGAGAATATTGCACAGAGTCATAGCTGCACCGGCGTTCGCCGTATGAATGCGGACTTTCTTTGGCCGCCTATCATCCGGCATGGCCGCGATATAGTAGGCGACGCCCTTGAACGTTTCCATGGATAGCGCCTGATACAAACCGGCCCCATGGCGGGGGAAAATGATGTCATGGTCCAAGCTAACCTCGTCGATCTGGAGCGCAGCGAGCACAGCGATAGCCTCCGAGACAGTGCGTGCGCCAATCCATCCACGGGGGATTTCCCGCATATCGTCAACAAATAATTTGTAGCCGTGCGCTCCGTTCATGCTGTCTCCCTGGGGCATTCATCGTGCTCTAAAGTTTCCGGTAGAGAATCGATAGGTTTGTCGATGGCAAAGTGAATCTTGCTGCGAAGATCAACGAATTCAGCTATGACCGTCAGCTGGACTAGTTCCCCCGCTTTGATTATTTGGTCGCATTTTGGACAGCGTTTTATCATCACGTTCCCTCACAATTCCGTAACCGTCACAGTCCGTGCAAACTAGCACGTCGTAAACTAGTATGAAGAAGCCAGAGCCGTTGCACTTCCAACAAACGCCCACCTAAGCCTCCACCATGCGGTACGGATTCTTTTTCAGCACGAAGCTAACTACTCCCTTTTCGCCGTCACTGTTTTTATCGAGCACACCTATCACGTCCCGTTGCTCCGGTGTCTCGTCCACTTCGTCCATGACTAGCACCTGGCCGGATATCTGAATGATCGCGCTCGCGCCTTTAATCATGCCCATGTGAGGCGTGACCCTCTTGCCGGTTTCTCTGTCAATGAAATAGGCGTTCTTATTCAACTGCGCGGCCACTACGCCGGGTATCTGGAAGTCTTTGGCGCAATCGTGGAGAGCCTTGATATAGTTCCCGACTTCGCTATTTTCTTCGCTCACGTTGTGAATGTGATCGAATATGAATACGTCGGGCTTATGCTCTAGGATCGCGGCCCTAATTGCGTCTGGATGCGGTATAGACTCGTCTGAAACTTCAAGACGGCACTTTCTAGCCTCTGCTTCTGATCCGAAGAGAGGAATGAACCTGTCCCAAATTGTTTGCGGGATAAGCTCCGTAGATAGATAAAGCACTCGCTTATCCCGCAAACATAGACTGCGGCACATTCCAAGGAGCCAATTAGTTTTTCCAACGCCTGTTCGGGCTGCCACTGTAAGGAGCCTTTCCCTAACAAGTCCTCCATTGAGTAGCGCGTCAAATCGAGGATATCCGGTTGCGTATTCGGTGTTTTTGGCTCCGCTTCTTCGCTTTTCATAGTCAGTCCAGTCTCCGGCAAATGTACGGATTGACAACTTAGCTGCCGGTTGTCCATCATTAGGTTGTATTGCTCGTCCACCTCTGATCTCGACGGGGTATCTAGTAACTGACCGGATAACCGTCTCAAGTTCATTCTCAGGGAATTCCACGCGCAAAGCATGAGGTAACAAAAGACAGCGAATGTCACTAGAAGACCAACGCTGCCCATGAAGTTTACCGACCACTTGAGCAAAAACGTTATTACGGTTCCCATTAGATAGTCCGCCCAATGCTTCCGCTATCCATCCCTGCGGTTTCGAGGCATGGTACGCAGTAGCGCCACTCGGCGTTTGCGACTTCAACAAAGCCGCCGGAAACGGTGAAAATGCTCCAGCACCGAAGACAGGTGTAATCCACCGATAGCGTTTTCCGCTTGCGTGCATGGACGGCGGGAGAATGATGTAGTTTCCGTCTCCCCGAATGTCGAACCCGCGAATGCCGTTTAGTTTTGTTGTTCCGCATACCTTCTCCCCTGGGTGGCTATATATCAGGTGCCGCCCTTTACCAGTTTGAGATATCAGTCCACTCGTCAGGCACAACCGCTCTGCCTCTGCCAGTCCCTCGTACTCTAAGTCCACTACGGCCATTTTCGAGATTGCGCCTGTAATACAAGCAATGTTTGCCAAGGGCGCATCGGTCCACCACCGCGTGACCTCTTCCGTCGTAGGCAACCGTGATTGGTAGACCCTCCACGTGGGCAACAAAGGGGCTTTTCCAACTTGATTTTCCACATGGCCCCGTCCGCAGCCGCATTTTCCGTCCACCGGCCAGCAAGCGGGAATGACAGACCAACCCAATTTGAGATAGCGTAAGGCGTCGTTTAGCATTCACTGTCTCCCCCAACTAGATAGCTTTCTTGTACGGTGGCGTGAGCACGTTCTCTATATCCTTCTGGAACATATAAGTCCCCATGTTCCGTTCAAACTGATCTTCGACCCGTTGAAATAGGTTTGGTACCTCGACACGGGGTGCAGCTATCCCGCTGACGGTCCTAACCCACCCGTTCGCATCACAGAGTAGAGTTTCCATGGCTTGATCTTCTTGCTTAGGAAACTTGACAATCTCGACGTATGGCACGTCCATGTCGTACCACTCGCGCAGCATCCGGCGGTATCCGCCTATGACCTGAATTAGATGTGATATATAGATACTCTTTGATGTCTTGTAGTCTGACAATACTAGTCCCAGGCCCTCGCGCTCCCTCAGCGTATCGATTCGACCGCCGACCTTCAGCGTCGGAGAGGCGCACAGTTCTTCCATCATGAGCACCGTATCTTTGTTGCCCTGCCGCCACTCAATGAACAAAGCAATAACGCGCCGTATATCCTTCTCGAACGGACTAGTTTCAACCGCGTGCCAATCGAAACCATGCTTGCCAAGCTCGTACCGCTCGGCGTAGTCGTGCAAGACTGATCCCACGTCACCGCCCTTTTGCATGGCGGTTTTATCTTCGTACTCTTTGATCCCTTGCTCAATCATCCACCGGATAAGGCCCTCGCCTTTTGGATATACTCCACCGATGGTAGTAGCCCCCGGCACCCGCTCACCGTTGAGTTTGTAGCGGTGCGTGCCCTCGTTAAACTCCAGTGTGTGAAGCCCATCATGGGATACCGAAGTTAGAATCTTCGGCGGGGGACTACTTTCAATGATTCGTCCCATTAGCGAAGTTTGGCCGAGAGCACAGTCAGACCGGCGACTGTAATGGTCAAAAGTCCGCATGCAATGAGCGGCGAGAATACGACGAGCCAACCGTGGTTGAATAAACCAAGCAGCTTTAATGTAAACATCACTAGTGTCATTCCGCTATCTAGTTTCATTTTCATCCGCCTTTGTTACGACATAGATTCCATAACCTAACCAAGCTGCATTCCAGAACAAAAGAAACAGAGAGTGTAATACAGCGGCCACAACTGCCCCTTGGATAGCCGCCCCAATACCAAACATTCCCCAATCCCGTTTATTCATGGTAGGTGTACTCCTCAACTTTCTTGGCGACTTCCGCAGCGAGCTTGTGCAACTCCTCGCGGATTTTATCCGGCGTCGATCCAAGAGCCGCAGCGAGATTAGCGCCAACTTTGTAACCGGTGATAATGGCGTGCATTGCGACTTGACCCTTCACTTGTGGGTCCCGGTGACTTGGATATTTGGCCGGGTTAGGGGTCTTAGCGTCGGACTGCGCCGTTGTAGCGACCGCCGAGGCTTCCGCCGTAGCGGGGGCAGATTTAGGCTTAATCATTTAAAGTACCTCCACCTTGTAATCGGCATACGCTCGACCCGAATTTTCATTGATCTTGAATTCGTTGAATGTGATATGCACTTGCTCGCCGTCTTTTACTTTGGCTAGTTTGTCGTTCAACTGCGTGTCCCCAAAGATGGCAACCTTGTCGCCCTGTTCAACTTCGACCGGCGCATACTTATTGCAGGACTTGCCATTTTTGATAACCTTCTCGCCCGTCGACGTGCCGATGAATGAATCTCCACCGTCAGCCGAAAACTCGAAGATATACGAGCCCGGTTGCTTACCCGGTTTTTGGCGTACTTTGGTACCAATGAATGTGCTACCGTTCTTTTCTTTCAAGAGAACTACTGGCGTTTTTTCCATCTGCGACCCTTCGATAATTCGTCCCATAGGACCTCCTTAGAATTTGAGACTAGCGACTAGGTGCACCGTGTGTTTGTTGTCTACTCCGACGGAAACAAGCGCGTTGTCGTAAACGTTGTAGCCCACGTGCACGAACGCTCGCGTGTCCTTTATATCGTTGCTAATCAGTAGGCCCCCACCTGTTTCCCACCGGTAGATATAAAAGAGATTTATTCCCAAAGCCGCCCTTGCGCGGAGATCGCTACCAAGTGCGAAACCCATGAACGGCACCGTTTCGGTACCCCAAGAGCGAACACTAATTGATCCGCTACCAGTCTTTGATATGTCCACGGATGCACCACTATCAGGTAGGAACGATTTTTTGATTCCCGTTTTGCTAACAACTTCAATCGTGTGGCGGCGCGGGTCAACGATAATCCTATCGATGTCACCCGGCGCGAGCGTAGTCGATTTAATCGCAGCATCGATTTTTCCATCATGCTTACGACGCTCCGCCCATAAAACGACGAGTCCGACGATTGCGAGCGTGGCATAGATAGCTCCCCTAGTTTTCGTCATGATGGCTTACCGCCTTTGTTGGTATATGCAAACGCGCCAACTGCCGTGCCATATGCCGCTGACTCACTTGCGGTTAGTGGGACCCAATGAAAGAGCGGTACTCCAATGATCCGCAAGAGAATGAACGCCGTAAACAAACCCATCCATACATCACCGTCGATGTCACAGATGGATTGCAGATAGTCCCAATACGCTTTAAACTGTTCTTTTGTCATAAGCCACCTGTAGTTTTTCCCTTGCCACGGTCCACAATTGATGAGCCCGTGCCCGGCTAATTCCCATGACTTTTGCGGCTTCCCGCTCTGTAAAAGCCGGTTCTTTGACAGCGACTAGTACGAAGACTTTGTATTGCTGATCGGTCAATATTTGCTTCGCTATATCTAGGAGTTTTCGTACCCGACCTTGCACTTCTTTGTCTGCTTCCTGAATCTCATACATGCCCATGGACTCGTCGAGACTATCCGGGTTAGCGCGGGGAGTCTCGTTCACTGTCTCGCCGTCCGGGGAGCGTCGCCCGTGCGTATTGGCGTGGCCCCAATACTTTTTCGTGGAATACTTTGACTGCACAAAATTCTCTTTGACTGTTTTCATTAGGTCTCCTCACTTAGTCGCTAAACTTGGGTGCTTTGCGTAGTACCCCTACGCACGGACCGTATTTTGACGCCAGAATAAAAGACCGAATCCATCAACTACTCGCTTGACACGGACGCCGGTTGTATTGCAATATAGTTTCAGTGCTGCGAATTTGGCGTCTTCGAGCTTAGGATAGATAGTCCCTTGAATCTTCCATGGCTCGACCTGAACATCTTGAACGGCGTAATAATGGATACCTTTGCTCATCGGCTTGCCTCCCATTGCTTCAATAATTTGCCGCGTATCGGTTCAGGCGTGGCCCGGATAGCTTCATACGCACTGTCTGCCCGAAAGGTTGAACCGTTACTTCGTGTTAAGAGAATCATGCCGGACATGGATTGCGCCACTTTGTACCCGTCTGCTTCAGCTATGGTTTGCATATTCACTTGTCCTCCATTCGACCATTGCGGATAGTCGATATGATGATGTCTAATCGAGTGTCGGATATAGGACCGGAAAACGTCAGTTCGCCACTTTTGAGCATTTCGTGTAGGACCTTCTTATATGAATCGGTCATTGAGAGACCTCCACTTTATAGATTTTGAGTTTACGAACGCCCACTGCTTTCTCCTGGGCGCGAGTGAAAACCATCATGTCGATGGCGTTGTGGTGCCGAATGTTCATCGTGTCATTGACTATTCGATTTCCGTAGCCGGGGATATACAGCACGTCCCCGTAGGCCACTTGGCCGGACTTGAGAAAGTCTTGGCTCACGGCGACGCCATACATCGTCACACCATCGTCGATACTAGTGGTGCAATGAAACCGGCCCGTGCACTCCGGCTTAGTCTGCGCCGGGACTGGCCGATAGCTTGTTACGGTGAGGACTCCTAATAGGATCGCCTTTGCAATCATGGGATAGCCTCCAAGATTTAACACTGTCGTAACATTCATCAGTTAGACTGTAAGTGACTGACGCGAGACCATTTGCAGGATATAGCACCGACGAGATCGCCCCGTACAAGGGCTATGTCGATGCACCATGCGAGGCACCGCAGCGTTATATCTTGCTCGGCATGGTCAATGTAGTAGGATATATGATTTGCGTCCATATGGATAGTATAGCCGTATATCCTGTTTTGTCATGTAATATATCTGTAACGATTTGTTATTGGTTAATTTGGTATATCCATAGTGCGGAATTATATACCCCGGCATTCGGCGGGAATGTCTTATCAGGAGAGGTGATGGTATGAAAACGGTCAAGGAACGTGGAGTAACGAAGAAGATAGAAACAGGAGACTACAACATGAGCGACGGCATGAACGAGGATACCGCCGGGGAAAAGATGCTCGTTAAAATAGGGGACCAACGTAAAAGGTGGGTTCAGAAAGTGGCGAGCCTTATTTCCGACGGAAGTATGACGGAGGTATTAAAATGCGTCATCGATCAGGCCAGCACGGAAGACCCGGAATCGTACGCGGTTCGGGTGGAGAAGTGGAAATTGAAGTCGCAACTGGACGATATCGAACGACGCGAGAAGGCCCTAGCGGAAGAGAAGCAACGCCTTGTTAGCTCACTGGAAGGTCCTAGCAGGGACAGAATCAGCGCATAAAAAATAAGGCCCCGGCGGAGATAGTGCCTCCAACCGGAGCCATTGAATACTACTAGTCTATACTAGTATAGAAGTCAAGGACTTTACAAATTTGGTTGTGTTCAATGCCTCCAGCGTGGATAGTGCCCACCTGGGGGCTTATTTTTTATGCGCGACTGGACGGAAGGGTATTATTTCGGGGCTGTAATGGCTCTTTGGTTGCTATGGGTTAGTCGACACCTTTATGTGTTTAAACACATAATTTTGACCGTATTTTATACCTTTAAACACATAATTTGAACCGGGCGGGTCTCCCACTGGTCTTATGTCTAGAATTGGATTGATTTATAGACTAACTAGACAGGCCCGACGAGCTACCAGGCTGCTCCACCCCGCGATAAATTCCCACCCGTCAGAGGTTAGAAATTTGTCGAGAAGTGGAGCCGTTTTGCGTATTATCGGTTGTCGATTCTATTCCTCCTTGTGGCTGCGAAACCCCTAGATTCCCGCTTAATTTGGTCTCCGGCGGGTCTGAGGCGGGTCTGGCTTGGGCAAACGCCCGGTATTTATCGAACGTCTTTTGCTTGTCCGGCTTGATATAGTGGGCAAGCAGAGTGCGCGGGGTTGTGTTACTCACCTGCGAAATCTCTTTGATTGAGAACCCCGCCGCGTCTAACTGGCTAACCCGCGTGACCTTGCACACGTCATGGAACCGCAGACCTTTCAAGCCTACCCGCGTAGCTTTCTTCTGGACCGCTTGCTGTAGGGACGCGACGCTTGACCAATAGCTAAAGAACCGTTGCCCCGGCTTAGTGACCTGCAATAACTCCCGTAAGACCTCTAGAGCAATCTCGGTCAATGGCTTCCATTCGCTCTCTTGGCCCTTGATACCCTTCACACGAATCTCGCCGGGCTCTCTGAAATCTTCCGGCGTGAGCTTCCACACTTGGCTAACCCGTAGCATGGTCTCCCGGCCAAAGCGGAACGCCCGGCGTAGCCATAAGTCCACGTCTTTGTATTGGTTGCCACCTTGCCACCCTATGCCGTAGGTGTCCGAAATCTTATTGCCGCCCACCCATCCGATAGAGCACATACGCTCAAACTCTTCTTCGGTGCAAGCGCGGCCCTCGAAATCTGATTTCGGCATCTTGAAATTTAGAAAGGGATTAGTTGGCAACCAATTTTTATCCCGGCAGAATTTGCAGAACGTACGAACGATTCTTAAATGGTGATTGCGACCGCCGGGGTTACAACCCTTGGCCTCTAACATCCGATCAAAAGTATTGATATGCGTGTCGGTGATTTGATCGACCAATGTAAGCGCGGGGAATGCCAAAAGAAATTCCTTCATGCGACGCCCGTTTAGATCGACCGTCTTAGGATCAAGCCGCCGGTCCTGAAATGCCGCGAGCGCGTTGACGATTGGCTTATGCGTCACGCCTAGTCCGACGGCAGCGCGTTCAGATTCTCGCGCCATGTCGTCCGCTAGTTTGGCAGCGACCGCCTTATCAACGAATGACCGGCCCTTGACGGCCCCGGTCTCGTCAATCCATCGTGCTTCCCATTTGCCGGATGGCTTTTTGCGTACGTCCTTCCATCCCGGCGCGTGTGTATGTCTTGCCATGTCGGACATTATAGCAAACTCCTATCGGCGTGGCGTGCAGTCCGGGTTCATTCCCCCGGCGATACATGACTGCGCTTGCGTGGTACTGATATTGTAGTCCGGCGATTTAGATTGCATGGATTTTTCAGAAAATTTCCGGCACCCTACATAGGCCCCGTAATCCCCGCTTGCTATCGCAGTCGTGCAGTCGTTCTTCAAATCGAAGCACGCCAATGGGTGCCGCGATTGGTTCGCAGTACCTACCACGCACCACAGGAATAAAATCGACCATTGGAGTTTTGTAGTCATTGGTATTAGTATGCCCCAAGTCCGGTTAGCTTGCAAGGCCCGTCTCCAGTCCTTTAATCCAGTACAAAATGGATTCACGTAAGAAAACACGCTTCCGTTTTGACAGGGGCACGGAAGGTATCTCATGCGCTTCAGCTTTATTGTAGATAGTCGACGGTTGATAGCCCGTCATTGCCGCCGCGCACACTACGCATATCACGGTCTTGGTAGGGTCGGTACACGTACATTTCCATGTTCTCATATATGATACCTAATCTCCTCACGGTGAACCTTAACGCGCTTATGCACATGCCAGACATAGCTCACTAGCGCAACAATGACCGCGCCCAGGACTAGCCCCCGGACAAGTTGACCATTGCCGCTTGACGCCGGGGCGGACGCCGCCGGGGGATTGTCATAGACCGGGGGATATTGCATCTCCCGGCTATGTCCCACTACCGCTATACTCGCAACGAGTACCAAAACTTTTAAGTGTTTCATAGTGTCCCCCTCTCCAGTCCCTACACTCCCGCCGGGCATTGCTACCCGGCAAGGTTTAGGGGCTAACCTAAATCAGTTGAACCGGAAGGAACCATTCGCGCCCATATGAACCGTGCGTACAATGGTGTCCCGTGTATACTTCAGATTGTCCCGATCACACATAATCCGAAGGACTGTAATGACGGCGTGTGTCACTGGAGTTAATTCCATATTAGGCCCCCTTGATCTGACGTATGATGTCTTCCGCTACACGGTCCGGGTATCGCGCCGCACTATCAAAGTCGACTATCACGGCGTCCTTATGCCCGGTCAACGTTTCCGCCTCTTGCTTAGTCAATGGGCGCGGGGACCCGTAACCACCAGGAATCCCAAAACCTTGCCGTGCTTCTTTACTCCAGGTCTCATTAAGTGAAAACATAATCCGCCGTAAGAACCATGGCCGAAGCACGATTGACAAGCGCGACACGTCTAGCACGCATCCGCCGGGATTGACCGGGGCTATCGTGTAGCAATGCCTGGACGCCGTGCCAAAAGAACCCCCGGCTATTTTTTCGCAAACGTACAGCGTCACACTTTGACCCATTGACTGTAGACCTAAGACCGCGCTCCCTACCTGAACGCCTAACGTGTCTAGCGTTGATGCACGTATCCCGGCGTGCGCTGCGACGTTCAGAATAACCGCCGCGCCTTTACGTTTCATTGGTTCAGACTCCACCATATCCCCCCAGCATTCCGGCTCCCCTTTAACAAACCGCGCAACGTCAATCCATCTACCCTCATCAAGACGGTAGACAGGATCAAGGCGCGGCATTCCACTGACCATAGAATTAACTGCCTTCAGCATGGCCGGAGCTAACCGCTTCGCGCCCTCTATGTCCCCGGCAATGGCTAGACGCTTCGCGTCATCCCATGTACCGCCGGACCACCCGCGCCCCCCTTCATCGGCACGCCGTGACGCTCTGTTATCCGTCGACATTTCAGAACTAGCATTTACCGCAACGTCGATAAGCGCAGACAAACTAGGGTACTGATACACGTATTTACCTAGCGGGTGTTTCATTTGAGCCCCCTAGATATCACCATGCCGATTATCTGATTCCGGCTCATGCCGATTTTTGAGAGTGTCGCACCCTGAATAAATGCGCGGGGGGACACGATCAAGGTAGGGTAACGCGCTTGCAACGTCCGGGCCTCTGAGTTAACCCAGGAGATAAACTCCATGGACTCAGTGCCCAGGATACCCGTAACAATTGCCTTAGTTAAATCCGTGTCATACTCCCATGCAAGGAATATGAAACGCTCTAAAAAAGCACCATCAAGCGGACGACGTTCGGGATAGTTAACGTCCCCGCCGCGCCCTATCGTGTTAGCCGTGCACACACAAACGAAGTCCTTATGACGCTGAAATACGCCATGAGGAAACGCGCCATGCCCATTCTCTAGCAATCCGTTCAGCGTGGTAACAAGTGACGCCGCCGCATTGTCAATTTCGTCAATGCAAAACACGCCGCCCTCGGTATATCGCTTAAAGAATTCAGACGCGACATATTCGCCCCCGGCGTGCATGTAGCCTAACAGCCGTGAGTCTGGCGTCTGGGGGTTAAGTGAGATATACCCGTACGGTAACTTCAGTGCCTCGCTTGATTGTCGCGCCGCCGTGCTCTTGCCGCTACCCGCCGGACCGTACATATAGATATTCTGGCGGTGCCCATTTGCCCCGTATGCGCTTATCAGTTTGACCAGGAGCGGTAAATCCCGGTGCGCTAGGTCAAACTTAATTTCTGGCATGGTGCCTAGCTTGATCGTGATTGACCGATTGCTAGATACCTTGCTTGCCTCGTCCGCCGCTATCTTGCGTACGGCGTCCTCATCGATACCACGCGCCCCGGCCAGTGATTGAATCAACCGCGCCAATTCATCCGCCGCGCCATTGCTTACCGGGCGCTTTTGCGCCGCTTTCATGGCGTCTACTATCGCTTTTTCCTCCGCTACAGTGACCCCGGCGTTATACGTCACGCCGTCACACTTAGCGGTAGGGTGCATTCCCGTATGCACGTTGCATAGCTTGCATAGTTCCGGTACAACCTCTTTTATCGCCGCCGGGACGGGTTGACCCTTGCGTGCCCGTAAGCAATCAAGGTGAATGAACCCGCCCTTAGTCCGGTCCCATGTGAACCCGGACGCCGTACCCTTTTGAATGACTACCCCGCATTGTGTGCAAGGTTTATCAAGTCGCGCTATAAATGCCATTTGTTAGCCCCTTGTACTCGTTATTTACGGTGCGCGATTGACACGTCCGCGCTATCCGGTCCTATACATTCCGGGCAATAATGCTCAGGCCCATTGTTATGCGCCATTACTATTTGAATCCTGTCTAAATCTATGCCTGTATTGGCTAATAGACTTGCAACGCCTATCCATGAGGATTTAAAGAAGCACCGTCCGCCTATCCCTACAAAATGCGACACAACCGTAAAACAGAGCCCGTCCGCCATATCTAGCCCGTCCTGCACGCCGTCATACCTCACGATAATTCTTTGATCGTGCATGTTATCCCCCTGGTATGAAATAGGACAATAACGATCTTTGCCGCTTTCCCGGCTGTCATGGTCCGCGCCCATCTCCGCCCCTGTAAGTCGACTACTTCGTATCGATAGTTCATGACTGCCCCCGTACTCTGTCAAAGTCTTCAAACGTGACGCCTTCCGACTGATAAAGATATATCAGCGTCCAGCGCACCTGCATGTTAGGGATATACTTCGTCGTGGTTTCCATATAGCTAGTATATATCCAGTAGTCCCGTTTGTCAATGGATAAAGGATATACTCTATTGTAAATTCTTTGTAACAAATGGATATATCAAGTCTTGCGTAGTAGGCCGGGACCCCTATTCTAGCTACAGGTGTAAGGATCAAGGGTTAACACTTAACCCGCTACCCGGCAACCTATCCCCATTGCCCAGGTATCAAGAGGTAACGCTCTAAAGTGTTAAGGGTTAACAACCTAACCGGGGGACTGTTACGTTTAAACGGGTACAAGGCTAAGAGAAATGAATATGGCTACACATTCACATATACCGGGTAACTTGATAAGTGCATCCTGTAGATATATAGCCCCCCAAGTATTGAAGCTATCTTACTTGGTTGAGTGTAGAGGGTGCACTATCACCCTTAGACAGGTTTACAGGGTCAAGCAACACGTTAACCGTGTACCTGTAACTAGCTACACTAGGGATAGTCACTAGTTTTGATATGCAATTAATGCGTGTTTCAAGTACAAATATCAATGCGGTTGGGTATGACCCTGACACCTGCGAGATGCAAATACAGTTTAAAAATGGCGAGGTTTATAGCTACCAGAACATAGCGCCGGACGTGTACCAGGGTATGAGCACTGGAGATATAGGGCGCTATTTCGCATCGATTGTTAAGCCCCAACGTTACACGATGCCGTTCACCAAGCTAGGACCCATGCCGCTGTTCTGATAGGTTCCTGGTCTGTTACGGGTCTAGCCTATAGTCTATCGTCGACAGTGAGTAGCCTATCTAGCTAGTGCGTACGCCCTGCTTAACATAGCTTCACATCCCGCCGTCGATAGGGGGGACGGTCCATACGTAGGCCGTCGTCGTATATGGGTATTACCCCGTGCACGAATTTTTCAATTAATTTGAACTTGCTCTAGAATACGTATCGTTTTGAGTAGCTCCTGGGAGGGAGGATATATGGCCGATGAAAAAGTAATTGAGAGCGAGGTTTCAGCGTCCGAGGGTGATGTCGCGGCGGTGCGCTCTGAAATGACTACCCAGGCGGCGGGCGGCGCTATGCCGGGTGCCCCAATAGACCGGATACCGTACAACGCGCAATTGGCGGCCATGGTAACGGCGGGAACTTATAGTAAGCGAATTGCTAATACTGACCGATGTATTCGATTGGTGAGTTTACCGATAAAAGGCGGGAGTGTGGCTGAGTTTCATTGCAGCCGACCTTGTGTAGGCGTAGGGGATCAGAGACTATGCCCGGACCACGATAAATCGTTTTTTCAGCCCAATCAATCCGGCCACGGTACAAAGGGCCGCATTTTGAATTCGTCCAGTATTGACCTTTCAGCCGGTGAAATTGCCGAGTTGACTAAGACAAGTAAAAGCTATGCGGAGCGTGGGGATATACCCCAATCTGCACCTACCGCCGCACCTGGGGGTAGCTCAAGGGACGCATCAGAGCCTCGAATTGATAATCGAGAGGTTGCCGGTTCTAGCCCGGCCCCCGGACAGGTGCGGATATCTTTCAGTCTGGAAGAGTTGGCAGCCAAGGACGTTCTCAAGGTCTTCCAGAATCGCGTGTGCGAAGCGCTGGATAGCCTTCCCTGCGCGAACGTGCGCCAAATGAAGCAGGTTGTAGCTATCCAAGCCAAGGTCGCAAAAATAACCAGGAGGAAGGGAAATGAACGAATTACAGAAAGCAGTCGAACCGAAGGATAAGCGCACGCTGCAAGAGAAGCATTTTGACAAGCTTTACAGTGTGTTTTTCAGTTTTTACCAAGCCGAGATAAGCAAAGCCGACTCACCCTACAAGAAGGTTCGCCTTCAATTGACGACGGTATTCTTTGACGACTTGGCACTTTTGAAGTTGGTGCAGCCCGTGTTTCAGGAGTACGGCACGAACGTAGAAGAGAAACGCGCCGTGGCCCGCGCCGCTTACTATGACGCAATCACGATCCACAACGCAACCGCCGGAATGAAATTCGAGACGGTTTCTGAGAAGGATATTCACAAGGGAAATTTCTAAATGCGAAATAAGTTTCAGCCGGGCCACCCGAAGTATGGGGGCAAGAAAAAGGGCGTCAATAAGCAAACCGTTTGGGTTCTCGAATCGCTGAAAGAACACGGCGTCGATTATACCGAAATGCTTGCCAATGCCCTGAAGCAAGCCGTGGCTGGAGACGAGTACGCCCTTGGCCTAGTTAACGCTCTGGCGAAGCTCGCGCCTCATATCGCCAATAAGCCCAAAGAAGTCGTGGGCATGGAAGGTATCGAGGGACTAGTTATCACACCGTACGAACCGAAAAAGCCGGGAAAAGACGCGTCGAAAGAGTAACCGGTGGCGACAGTCACCTTCACGCCGCACAAGCGGCAAATGGAAGTTTTGCAGGACGAGCACGATTACGTCCTGGCGATTGCCGGGAAGCGCGGCGGTAAGTCGGCGGTGGCCGCCGTCAAGTTCATATCTAAGCTTGCGGCTGATTTAAAACGTGGCCGCCACGGGGACTATTTGATTTTAGGCCCCACGTACGGATTGCTCCGAAACGGGACCATCCCTACGTTGATGAAATACTGGCCTAAAAAACTAGGCGTTTACCGCCGGTCAGAAAGCCGGATTCAGCTACCCAACGGGCCAGACGGCCAAGAGCACTATATCTATATCCTGTCTGCCGATGAGCCGGATCGCATCGAGGCTTTCGGTATTCTAGGCGCATGGTTAGATGAGGCCGGGCAGTTTCGGCAGGAAGTCTGGCAAAAAGTCCAACAACGTATGACCACGGAAGTCGGGACGACCGGGTGGGTGATATTTTCTACCACACCGTACGGGCTGCCGACTTCATGGCTAAATAGCGATTTGATTCAACGCCGGGGAGAAATGCCTTGGGTGGGCTACCATAACTGGAGCACCCTAGACAACCCGTTCATCGACCACACCGCAATCGAACGCTCGCGGCTCACGATGAACGAGCAGATTTTCAAGCGGGATATATTAGGCGTTTACACTAGTATTGACGGCCTGATTTATCCTGAGTTTGACCGCCACAACGATAGCGTAAAGCCTTTCAAGATACCGGACCACTGGCCGATTTTCGCCGGGATGGATTACGGATTTACTGACCCTACCTGCATCCTGATTCTCACTAAGGACCCGGAGGCCGGGGTCTTTTACGTCATTGACGAATTCTATAAGTCGAAGGGTTCTATGCAAGAACACGCGGCTTTTCTAGAGAAATGGCGCGGGCGGCTGAAACTAGTTTTGTACGACCCCTCCGCTGTGGGATGGTGTACGGAATTGCAGCGTCTAGCCAAGATGAATTTAGTCGCGGCAGACAACGAAGTAGAGGCCGGGATAGCACGGATCACGCGGATCACGAAGACCGAACGGCTGAAGATTTTTAACACGTGCGAGAATTTGCTGCGTGAAATGGAGAGTTACGTATACGCAGAGGGCAAGAATAAGCCCCACCATGAAAACTCCCACTCTCCCGACGCGCTGCGCTATGCCTTTTCAAAAGACCTGCTTGGGATATACCCGGAACTTAAACGGGCTGCCAAGCTAGAAGATTTTAAAAAGTGCTTCAACGAGAAGGGTGAATTTGTACCGCCGCCCGTCACGGTAGACCAAATATTCAACCTCAAAGACAAGAAAAACCGCATTAAACGCAAGACTGAAAAAGAGCCACACGAAGCTATGACGTACGAACCCAAGTACGAACCGTGGCACACCGAGGAATTTTAAATGGCAACTGGCGAACAAGGGGTACGCGACCCCATTCAAGACGAGTTTAACAAAGAAGGCGCGGACGATATCGCGCAAATCCAATCCTCGCCTATTGAGTTGACCGACCCGATGGCTATGAAGCTATCCGGCCCTCCGCTTGAAGAGTACCAGGCCGGGTTGCAGAAAGAAATGCTTGGCAAACTCATGGGTGATTTTACTACCCGCGAAGACTGGCGGCGGCCCTATGAGCTTCTTTGGTGGCAGATTTATTTGCTTTTCATGTCCGGGCAGGTAGCATCCAAGACGCCCAACCGCGCCAAGGTTTTTATTCCAATTTGCTATCAGATTATCGAAGCAGCGACGCCTAAACTAATTTCGTTTTTGTCCGACAATGACTCGCAGTTCGACGTAAAGCCTACGGATATCAAAGAAGCAGAGATCGCGGACAATATTAAGCGGCTGCTTCAGGATCAGTTAAGCAAAGCCAAATTCGGCCACAAGTATGAAGCGTTCATCAAGCAACTTTTGATGTACGGAACTAGCTACTTTTTCATCGACTGGAAAGTGCGGTGGGCCTGGGTGTGGGAGCGCGTCGCGCAAACCACGATCAAGATGGACCCGGAGACTGGCGTAAATATCCCTACCACGAAGTATGTAGACCAAAAGAGCTACAAGATCGTAGAGCGGCGACCGGAAGTAACATTCTTAGATATTTTGGACGTGTTCCCGGCGCAAGACTATCCAACCGTGGAGGATCAACCGGGCATTTTCATTCGCCGGTTTCTAAACAAAGATGAATTTGAAGCTCGTTGTGGCGGCGCTCAACCATATTTTACGAATCTGTCTCAGGTCCAGGCCGGAGGCGTTTCCAACAAATATCAAGAAACCCGACAGTGGCGTAAAACGGCACGCGGCGAGACCTCTACTGTTACGAGTACCCAAATCGAGCTTATCGAGTATTGGGGACCCTACGATATCGATGGTAGTGGGAATCCTTGCGAGTGTCAAATCGTTATCGCAAACCGGACAACTATCGTACGAGCGATTGCCAACCCCTACTATCATCAACGAAGACCCCTCATCAAAGTTTGTTTCACTAATGTTCCCGGTGAGTGGTACGGAATGGGACTTATTGAGCCAGTCGTATCTCTACAGAACGAATTAAACACCGTCCGTCGGCAGCGCCTCGATAACGTTAACCTCATGATTAATCGCATGTGGAAAGTGCTCTCCACGGCGGATGTAGATATTGACAAACTAGTTTCTTCCCCCGGCGGAATCATCCTGACGGATAACATGGAAGCTATCGAGCCGTTGCCTCCGCAGGATATCACGCAGTCAGCATACACGGATGCGGAAAAGATCGTTCAGGATATGTTCAACGCCACGATCCCGCCGACACTTACCGGCAGTATCGATGATATGAAAGGTGCGGGCGGCGGTAACGCTGGCCTCGGCGTGGCTCGCGTTGCGGTGTCCCAGGCCCTAGAGAAGTTTGCTACGGCGGCTAAGAATGTCGAAGAAGAAGGCGTAAAGCCCCTTCTAGAAATTTTTTATCAGCTTGATCTTCAGTACCTCAACAATGACGAGGTGCTGCGGGCATTCTACGGTGAGATTTTCCCCAAAGCGCCGGACGGAACTAGTTTAGCTACTCCGGCCATGATTCGCGGGCAGGTGAATTTCACCATGACCGTGCTTTCTGAAATGGTGAACAAGGACGCCAAGATTAACCAAATGATCGGTTTCTATGGCACGTTCTCTCCGAATCTAGCCGACCAATCAAAAGAGATTATCGCAAAGCAAGTTTGGGAATTGCAGGGCTTTGACGCGGATCAAATTCAAATTCAACCCTCAGCGCCGTTGGGAATGCCGGGTATGGCTACCCTCCCTGGCGGCGCACCGCCCCCCATGGCTGGATTGCCCCCTGGATCGGGACCGAAAGGCGGCTTACCGCCTGGAGTGTCTTCATCTAGTGTGCCGATGAGTCCCACGCAGTCTGCGGCTGCCGGTGCAGCGATTTTGAAACAGTCCGGGCAATCAAACGCTAATTTGCCGGGAAACACGAATACAAAAATGGGACTAGCGTAAGGGAGGAGCAATGACGAACGAGGAAACGCTGCATGACGATTATGCGACGCCGGAGGAAAAGGAAATTGCTCTAAAGTTAATCCATCTTGAATCACAAGCCCATGAGGGCGCGTTGTTTGAAGACTGGATGAGACACGGCGCGGGACTAAAGTTTGCGAAGTACCTAGAAAGTGAAATCACGTTAGCCAAGAATAGTTGGCTTGCGGCGGAAGACCGGCAAGCGGCGGAGAATATCCGCATCCAAGCTCAGGTTTACGCCAAGATTAAATCGTGGATTTTCTCGCAGATTCAGACGGGTAAAGTCGCAGGGACAGAAATCAAGAAATTTAGTGAGGAAGGGGAAAAGTTGAACGGCCTAGTTAGGCTGCCACAACGCCCTAGTTGAACTAGACAAGCAAAAGGAGACTAACATGGCAGGTGAATCAAGTATCAGCCTCGGCGGAATCGCTGATCGCGCTGAAAAGTTGGAAGCTGCAAATGCTGAAAATAAACCGGTTGTAGAAGAAAAAGAAGGTGCTGCCGAGGAACAAAAGCCCCCGGTAGTCGAAGAAAAGAAAGCTCCTGTAGTTGAAGAGAAGAAAGCTCCGAACGACCCGGAAGAACTCCGCAAATGGAATACGAAAGTTTCTATGGAGTTATCCGACGTTAAGAAGCAGCTTGAAGCATTGGCTACCTCTCTGAATAAGACTACAAAAAAGCAATATGACTGGAAAGATTTAGCGAAAGACCCGGTAAAGCTTCAGGCCGCGATTGAAGAAGACCGAAAACAGGCTGTATCTGAGGCCACCGCGCCGTATGAAGAACGGGTTAATAAAACGACTGCGGATTATGTGAAAAGTGAGAAGGAACGACGTATTCATGACCCGGCGTATCCCCGGTGGGCTGAATTACTGCCAAAGATGGTATCGATGGCGGCCAATGCTGACCGGCGCGTGAACTTCGAGCAGCACGCAAGCGCGGCGCTTGACCAAATGTACGAATTAGCTTGTCAGGAAGTAGCGGCACCCGCTGCGGCTGCACCGGCGGCTGGCGCGAAGACTTACACGGAAGCGGAACTAGCTACGGCTAGAGAGACCGCCCGCAAAGAAGCACTAGCTGAGGCCAATAAAGGCTTGGCGGCTGAAGAGAAAGGCGCTGGCGTTGGCGGCATGGGCAAAGGTTCGCCCAAAGGTGCCAATGATGGCGGAGTAAAGAAAGCAGCGTGGAATGCTCCTATGGCAGACCTGAAAGCTGCGATTCAGCAAGCGACGGACAATCTGCATAAGTAAGTTTATAGTTTATAGTTGATAGTTTACAGTAACGATGTTCCGTAGTGAAACGGTATCACGTCGGTCTCATAAGCCGAAGTAGTTGGTTCAACTCCAACCGGTGCAACCATATGGTTTGCGGTCCCATTAAAAACCGCCCAATTTTTGTTCCTACCTCAGCCCCGCAAGGACAAGCCCCGGTAGAAAGCGTAACCCCCAGGTTGACTGGACACGGTGAGACTCCAAGGGTAGCGGATAAGCGACATGCCCCGCAAGCGTACGAGTCGGTAGCAGCTTCAGAGCTATCTCATGCGAAGTAAATCATTGGTTCTAGTAAACCTGCTCGCAGATTTTGCGCTGCGGCAGCATCGAACTTCAAAGGTAAATCAAAAATGGCTCTTAACGTACAACTCACCTCAACGAGCGGCCTCAATGATGCCTCTGCGATCTTCTATGACCGCAAGCTCTTGACCCGTCTCATGTTCAACCTCTTCCTTCAGGAGAGCGCAGAAAAACGTACCTTGCCCAAAGGCAACGGTACACAGATTCAGTTCCTCCGCCCCGTCAACCTCTCGGCTATCACCTCAGCCCTCACGGAAGGTGCAAACCCGAACGGTCAGTCTTGGCAGAGCACGAAGATTCTGGCTACACCGGTTCAATACGGCGGATATCTCGCCTATTCTGATCGGTTGATGCTGGAAGCTTATGACAATATCACCGAGGCCATGCACGACGTGCTTGGTTATCAGGCTGGATTGTCCATGGACACGATTGCCCGCATTGCACTCGCCGGTAACGTGACCACGCAGTACACCGGATCGGCTGTCAGCGAAATCACGGTCTCCGTGGCGACCGCTGCCGTCGACTTCCGCAAAGCTGCAAAGGCTCTCAAAACCCTCGCGGTTATGCCGTTCGAGGATGGTTGTTTCCGTGCCGTCATTCACCCCGCTACTTCGGCTGATCTTCAGGCTGACTCGGCTGCCGGTGGATGGCTGGATGTCAACAAGTACGTGTCTCTGTCTTCGGAGCATGACAAAGTGTTGACCGGCGAAGTAGGCAAGTTGGTTGGTTGCCGCTTCCAAGAATCACAGAACATTGCGACTGGTACTGGCGCGGCCTCTGCCGTTACGTATCACTCGTTCTTGTTCGGCAAAGAAGGCTTCGGTTCCGTTGACGTTGCAAATCAGGGAATCCAAAAAATCGTGCACCAACCCGGAGACTCCGGTGTGGGCGACCCGCTCAACTTGAACGGGACGATTGGATGGAAGGCGTATGCCGTGTTCCCCATCCTTGATGCCAACCGCATCATGGAAGTCATTGGTACCTCAAACTACTAAGCGATTAGTAGTTAGCAGCTAGAAAGAACCTGGGCAAACGGTTCCCCGGACCTCCTTCCTCCCCGGCTTAACGTGCCCACAATTTTTTAAGGAGAAATCAAATGATGCCCCAAATGCCACCTGTCCCACAGAGCGCACAAAGTGACCCCGGCGCGAATCCGATGCCGTGCCCGCATTGTGGGCAGCCCGTGAATCTCCAAAAGGCCCCGCCTATGGGCGCTGGCCCCTCGCCTAAACCGGCGGGAAAGAAATCACCCATGCCACCGGCGAAAGATGGCAAACCCGCACCAAAGAAAAACGCGGCCAATGCTCCGATGGATGAATTGAAAGAAGTCTTGAAAGCCGGGGTTAAACCAAATGGAAATGACTAACGATAACCCCAATACGTCACCCGGCGCGGCGAGTAGCACGAAGCAAGTAAAAATCTCGCTTGCAATGCTTCCGGCGGGCACCAAAGAAGGCGATTCGCTTTCGTTGAAAGTAACGAGCGTGGATCAAGCAACCGGCACAGCCTATTGCATGGCAGACGTAGCGCCCGCGATTGGCGAGCATGAAATGGAAGGCGGCGAACCAACTGGCGAGCCACCGGCGAACGAAGAGAGCGACGACGCGCCAATGGATACAAAGACGCTGCTTGGACCGATGGATGGTTTGAAAAATTATCTAGTTCAGAAGTCAATGGACGTACCTAAGAACCAGGGCCGTTAACGTAGCGGAGGAGGAAGGAATGTCTAGAACACTTAGCACGCATGAATTTGTGCGGCAGTTGAAAGTGCTTAATCCGGCCCTTCGGGTGTGCGCTTTTGAAGGCAGTAGCAAACTAGCCGGACTTCACTATATCGATAAGCAAGGCGAGTATTTTGACATTTGCGGCGTAGACAAAGGCTGCGTGCCGGAATACACGGAGTGGGATCACCAAGGCCACATGCTCGTATCGGGTTGGCGGCGCGTCTACTTAATGCTCGTTCAGCTAGGTTTGACGACAGCGGCCCGCGTCATGAAAGTTTGTCCCGGCTTTTATCTTCATTGGAGCCAAGCTGATGTCGATCTAGACCGCAAAGTTTCGATCTATGGCGACGAAGTGCAGCACAAGATGCAGAAATATGGCGCAGACAAAGAGTTGCTGTCAAACGATGAGATTTTAGACGTGGCACAAGATATTCGCGCCAAAGATGCACCGGCGCAACAAGAGCAAGATGAAAAAAATCGTTGGTTCCTGAAAACGTGGGCAGAGCGCGGCGGGAATATTAGCGATAAACCAAAAATCTAACAACTGGAGCTATCAAAATGAGCCAAGCATATACGTTTCCTACAGTCGCTATCCAAAGCGTAACCTACACAGCTAAAAAGTGGGGGCAATTTCCGACTATCACCTATAAAAACGGTGGGACCTCCGGTAGTGAAGTCGTAACAATCGATTCAAGCCTTAATATTACGGTCTTGATCTCTAATGGCGTTTCAACTAATACGCAGATTGTGGCGGCTGTTAATGCTGCGACTCAAGCGGACGGACGCGGGCCGGGCGACTTTGTATCGGCTTCGACTAGCTCCGGCGCTACTACGCCTACCTGCACAACTCTCGTTCCTCTCGCTGGCGGCGTAACCTCGGCGGTTAAGGCTTCAGTCGCTATTGGCTCGCTAGTTTATACGGCGGCCTCGGCTGGCACGGCTGGAAACTCTACCACGATTCAATATATCGATACGGTGCCGGTGACAATCGGCACAGTGACGGATGGAACGCATCTAGTCATTACGAGCAATGCTCTCATGGTTGAGTT